TCAATCTCGTTAATCCACGAATCAAAATCTAAACCAGTACGTTTCGTGCGATGCTCAGAATGCCAAGCCAAGAAACCTAAATCGGTGAGCGTCAGTTCAGCCTCAAACTTTGCAACGCTCTTACTGAACTTCTGTTCAAAGGCGATGAAGTCTGGGAACGCAGCAATGATGGTGCGCTTTGATTGATCCAATGACGACGTTACTTCTAACGCTATTTTCATTTGTCCTCCGCAGGGTTAAGGGTTACTAGAAAAACTTACGCGCCAGAACCAGTCTTAGTTACTGCACCGTCGATTGGGTAGGTAACTGAAGCAGTAGCCAAATCGCCAACAGCACCAGCAACAGGAGTCCAAGTCAACGGCAGAACATTGAATGCGTACTGCGGATTGCTAGAAGATGCAGCAGCAGTTCCGTTTGGCTTGACAGTCATCGCTACAGCAGTACCAGCATTCCAAGCGTCATAGAACAACTTCTCAATCGTTGGGTAATCCTGATGCAACTCAAGTGTGATTGAGTTGTCTGCAAGACCTGCGATGCGAGTAACAGCACCAGACGAACCGAAGCTAGTTGTAGCAACTTCAGCCTTTGACAAGTTAAGAGTTACTGATGCAACATAACTTGTGATGTCGGTGTTAGCTGTGCCGAAGGTGACCGCTACGTTTGTGAGAACTTGCTTTGCCATATTGGATACTCCTGCCTTCCGGCACTCGAAGATTTACTATTGAAACTCTACACGCTCGCAGGATTGCGTATCAACTAAGCGTACACCACCACACGGAAGTCAACCATGAGATACGTCGTGTCGTTGCCATCCAACGTGGAGATGTTGCTGGCAGATTCAACGAGTAGGTTTGACACAACCCCACCCAAAGACCGATCCGCTTCCAACGCTGCACGAACCGAAGTCGTACCCTCATAAGACAGGAACCCATCCAAAGCAGTCTGAGCTGTACGTTCCGCAGACCTGCCCACAACCACCGAAACATTAAAAATGTGGGTCACTAGCCCACCGCGCATCGCCCCGTTGTAGGTGATTGAATCCAACATAGGCCAAGCAAACGGAGCGTTCACATTGTCAGGTTGCTGAGCGTAAGCCCGCAAGCCTGGGATTGTGGCAAGCGCGTTGGAGATACCAGTCTTGATGTCTGTGACTGAATAGCTCATGCAAAAATCCGCATACGACGATACGGTTCAACCAGCTGAGCCATATCAGGGTCAAGGAATCGAGATACACGAATAGCACCCAAGTCACCAAACCCAGCCACCCCAAGTGGTGAGTCGTAGCGTTTGAAGATGCGTGAAGCCTGAATGATCGTTGCCTGTGTTACTGGCTCCGGCACCGAAGGCCAACCGAAGATTGCGGTCACCTGAACCAAAGCCTGGTCACCATAGTTCGCATTGACTGTTGGGAACAGGTAATCGCCAACCGCACGAATCTTGTCGTAACTCCAAGTCAATCCATCAAGGTTTCCGTTCAACGGTTCCAACTGGTAATCGGAACGGCTCCATTGCAAATCAAAAGTTCCGTCAGCCTGAGTAGAAGTTTTCAAAGTCAACGCTGTTCCAGCGATGTCATCAATGGAACAGTAGAACGAATCCTCTGCCTGATAGACCCGTGCTTCTGCTGTGCCTGTCTGCCAGAAACGACGATTGCAATAACCATCAATCAGGCGTGACGCTGCACCAACACAGTTATCAATCAGGTCGTCATCAATGGTGTCAGCCGTACCAATGCGGAGAGCTGCCTTAACTTGGTTGCGTGTGGCATATCCATTGGTGATTGGCATAGTGACCTGATTCTAGTTGATGTTCGCAGCACCACGATACTGCACACCCTCAAGCGAATAGTTCACAAACGGATTCAACGAATACACCTGACACGAATACACATCCCACAACCGTTGCTTCATGTCCCGAAGATGACGCTCATACAAAGCCCAATGAGTATCGCCAGTTACATAACCGTCAACCCTGTCCTTTCCACCCAGCGAACCACAGTCAGCCCCAACCAGCACAATGAACTTCGCGCCCATATAAGCGGCAAGGTGCATCGCCCCATGAATGCCCGAAGACCCGATAACCAACTGGTCATACTCAACAGGCCAATCCTTGTCATGTGGGTTGAACGATGTCCCTGGTCTTCCGGTGCGCGTACCGAACGTCACGATCTTTGGCATGAAGCCTTGAAACTCTGCATCGGTTCCATGCTCACGCAACGGGGTGAAGACTGCGATTGATTCTTTGAGTTGAGCTTCATAAACAGCGTCGCTGTGATAATGGCTGAAGCAGTAATAGTTTTTAATCCCGAAAACTGACCCAGAGAAATTGACTGTGACGCTGAGTTTGTCGTCAAAGAAATCTGGTGACAGATAGTCAAGCGTCGCACCTGACCCGATGACATAAATTGTTTCGCCTTCATGCAGAAGGTTGTAGTCCTCTAATCCCATCCCAGTTCCCTTCGTCGTGTTAAATCCCAATGACCAGCATCAGGCAAACCTGACTGCCAACGCAACGCATGAAGTGCTGCATTCGATGCAAAGCTCTTACCGTTACGTTCCCCTAACTCTGGTGCAGACTTAATCGTTGAAGAATTATCGTGACAGATTTGAGCATCAGAAGTCCAGAACTTTATGTTCACCCGCTTAGCGCGTTCCTCAAAATCGTTGTCCTCAAAATACGCTGGCACATAACATTCCGAAAACAACCCAACCTTGGCAACCACCTCAGACCCAATCCACGCACAACACCAACCAGGCTGAGCCTCAGTCAATGTCACCGAATCAGGCTGGCAATCCTTGTGGAAAACTTCTAACTGTCCAGGCTCAAAGTACGCATCAGAGTTCAGGATTATCCAGCCGTCAGCGTGAGGCGTTGCTTTGATACCGAGGTTCCATGATGGCGCAACACCAAGGTTCGTGGGCATAGACCAGACGTGATAGTTCTTGACATGGCGACGGTCAATCACCCAAGGCCAATCATGCAACGTGGACTGCCCACCATTGTCAATGACAATCAATGTCTCCACCGGATAGTCAATGGATTGCAAGCAACGGTCTAGTAGGTCATACCTGTTTAGGACGGGGACGATGATGACTGGCACCATTCCGACAACTCCTTCATGATTGGCTTCCAATGGCTCTCAAATACGGCATCAGCGTCGTATTGGCTGGCAAAGTCCACAGCCTCCTTGCACACGCCTCTAGGGGCTTCGTAGGCCTCAATCAGAGCCTCCACGATGGACGGCACCTGTGGGGTGCAGAACCAAGACTTCTGATGGCTATCCCAGAACGGTTGAATTGCCACAGCTGACCCAACGCCAACCAACTCAGGCTGTGCCGTGTAGTCAGAAACGATGACCCGTGTACCGCAAGCCTGAGCCTCGATAACAGGGATACCGAAACCTTCACCCATCGAGCAAGCCAACAACACATCCGAAGCCGTGTACAACGCAGCCAAAGCCTGCTGAGGGAAACCAGTCCGATACGCATACGGGTCAACAATCTTGTATTGCTCAGGCTTCACATTGCAAGCATCGAGAAGATGAACAAGGTTGATACCACCCATCGCACCATCACGTTCCGTGTGCAGATATAGCAAAGCATCAGGTCTGTCTTGAGCGAAGATAGCGAACGCCAGAATGTTCTCACCAAAAGATTTGCGTGAAGGGTTCTGACCTTTGTTCGCAGCGTTCATCATCACAACAAACCTGTCCTCATCAACTTCCATGAGTTGTCTGCCCGTGAACTCACCACGAGTATTCGACAACTTTGGTGTAGGAACAAACACCTTCTCAAACGCATGAGGCGCATACATCGCATCAACACCCGCGTTCTGCAACATGTCCAAACCAAACTTAGACATAGCAATCGGTTTCACATTCGGACGCTTACACCAAGCAACCACATCTGGTGGGCAAGGCGCATGGTCAATCGGAACCCATGAAGCAATGTTTGGCACCTGATCCAACGACTGAGACTTCAACACCCACACATCAAACAACGTCATCAACAACGCAGGAATATCACGATTCCCATTAGCCCAATCCATCCAATGCGCAACCAGCACATCATCCGAATATGGTGACATCCCTCGCGGATAAAGTTTTATCCCATTCCAAATAGAGGCCATGCCCTCAATGCCATACATCGCATGGATTGCTACTTCGTGTTTTTGGGTGAGCCTTTGGACGACTTGCGATGTTTGGGTTCCGTAGCCTGTTGGCGCGAACGGGGCGTTCGAATACCAGAGGATTCGTAACGATTCGGAATCGGTAAATCTGCCAGCTCTGGCAAGTGCGCTGCTCCCCATCGGAGCAATATCTCTGCCTCCAGCTCTGGTAACTCGACCGGAGTGTTTTTGATTATTACGAGCATTGCCCACCATTCTCTCCTTCGCAGGTCGCAGGGTATAAAAAGAAATGAGGGTAGGTCGCCCTGCGTGTTCGACCTACCCTCAAACTTACACCGATATTGCTATCGGTTGCACTACCTTCAACTTATGGTTGGAGGAGGTGCTTGATGTGTGATGTCTGTGGCAAATCGCCGTCGACACGGAATGTCGCACGGAACGTGACGAGACCAGCATTGAATGCGAAGTCATCGGAACGATCCAAACGAAGGCCACCAACCGTGCGTACGAAGTACGAAGGCAGGTGACCAAAGATGACAGACTTGGTGCCAGTTGCTACGTCAACCATTGAAGGGTTTTCGTAGATTGGCTTGCCGAGCAACATGTCACGTGCGTCTGCTGAGAGACTTGGCTGGAACACATAGTTTCCTGCGGTGTCCTTCAACTTGCGAACTTGACCGATTGACTTGCCGTTCATCATGAAGCCACAACCTGGGAGCAGACGAGCTGCACCATCAAGGCTGTAAACAAGGTCGATGAGGTTGTCTGCGGTGAACGCTGTAGCAGTTCCCGCCGTTCCGCCCACCGAGCTCGCCGTGACGATTCCGTTTGCGGTGTCCGTACCAGAACCAACAGTCAATGCTGAACCAACTGCGAATCCGAGTGCGTTACCAACCTGGTCACCCAAGAATGACAACATGTCAACGCCAGAGTCTTCAAGCAGTTCGGTTGAAACCTGCGTGATGAAGCTGAACTTGAATGCTGACAAGGTGATGAACGAGTTGAATACAGGATCGGATTCTCCGATTGCTGAACCTTCGCCAGTTACCGTTCCTACTGAGTAGGTCGACAACGATGGGATTTGAAGGTTTTCGCCACCTGTGGTGTTCAACACAGTTGAAGTCTCAAGTACTGGTGCGGTCAAACGAGCGCGCATGATTACTTGATCGTAGAACGATGTTGGAACTGGTGAACCTGTGCTTGACTTCAAGATGTCACGCTTCTCAAACGAATGACTGCGCTTCTCACCTGTGAACAATGAACGTAGATTTGCGATGTCATCGCTGGCTGGAACGCCAGCAACAGGACGAACCTGATCGGCGATTTCACGGGTTGCTGAATCCATGCGGAGTTCGCGAGCTTCGTCTTCACGAAGTTTTGCGATGGTCTGTCCACGCTCGTCCAGTTCCTTCGAGATGCGCTCGTAGGTTTGGGTTTCTTCTGCTGAGAGGTCACGCTTCTCTGCGGTGGCCTGATCCAAGATTGCCTTGGCTTCATTCCATGCACGATTGCGAATCTCAACCTGACGGTCAATATATTCTTTCATGATGTTTTCCTTCTCCCCGTAGGGATGATGTTGAGTGTTTGGATACGCAGGGATTTAACTTAAACCTGGTACGGCTCCGTACACAGCAACATCGAAGGCGGCTCCGCTCATTCGACGCAGTACTAAAAGAGTACTAGAAGTTCTTTAACAATTCAAGATGCTTAGCCAACACACCAACGCTCGCAGGCGCGGACTCTGGTGTTGGTTCAAGTTTCGCAACCGTTTCACGCAACAACGC